CGGCCGTGTCTTCTTTGAAGATAGACAACGTCGTAAAGATCGCGTCTACTTCCTACGGAGACAGCGGTTATCTATTCCGTGGACGCGAGCTCTTCTTCCGCAACGGCACCTTCACCAAAGGACTGGGTAACGTCGAGGTCAGCTACACGGCTGGTTACTCCATTGTCCCGGAAGATCTGGCGCAGGCTATCTGTGAGGTAGTGGTTGCCAACTGGAAGACAAAGGACCAGCTTGGTTGGAGCAGCAAGAGCCTCGCGGGAGAGTCTATCAGCATCAGCCTCGACCTCAACGCGTATTCCAAACGCGTCAAACAAATCGTCGACTCTTACAGTAACATTCTGCCGCTATGATCATCTCCGGCCGCATTGATAACGACAACGTCGTACAGGCGCGGATCGCTAAGGTCAGCGTCAACGTCCTTGTTCGTGTCAAAGGAGCTGTGGAAGAGTGGACGTACAAGCTGATGCGTAAGGTCATGGAAGAAAAGCTGTCAGGTCAGGTGTTGAATAAGAGGACCGGTAATCTTCGCCGCTCCATTCCACGCGGCACTCACGTAACCGAAACAGGAAGCAGCGTTGTTGGCGTGGTCGGTCTCGGCGATGACCAGAAGATCGCCAAGTATGGTGCTATCCACGAATACGGTGGAACTATCCCGGCACATACCGTCGAGATAAAGAACAAGCTAGCTTTGCGGTGGATGAACAACGGTACGCCACGATTTGCGAAGCGCGTAAACATCCCAGCTGTAACGATGCCGGAACGCAGCTTCCTTCGTAGCTCGTTGAAAGAAAGTGAACTTGATTTCAAACTCGCTGTCGAGAAAGCAATTCAGCAAGGAGCTAAGGACAAATGAACCGCGAACAGATCTACACTGCGTTGTTTGTCGCGCTGACTGATGCTCCTGGTTTTAAGACCCGGAGCCGTCGACTGAAGCACTGGAACGACGTGCCAGCGCAAGACCAAGCTGCGTGGTTCATGTCACAGACGGGTGAAGTCGCCATGACTGTCAGCGGCATGCCTACGAAGTGGCGTTTGAGCGTTGAAATTTACATCTACACTCGGCTACAAGACAAACAAGATCCAGGTCCCGTTCTCAACCCACTGATTGACGGTATCTGTAACATCCTCAACACTCCGCACCCGATCACCGGTGTTCAGTCGCTAAACCTGAACAACGTAGCGTGGGCGGCAGTGGAAGGCAATATCCAGATTGATGAGGGCACTCTGGACAACCAAGCGGTAGCAATAATCCCTGTCGTCATTCTCGCAACGTAAGGAGATTCATCATGTACAATTTCGGTTCCGGTTTTCTCTACGGGATTCCGACGGCGGATTCCAGCGGTGCCGCCATTGCGAACCCGACTCCCGTCAAATTCGGTGTTCTGCAAGACGTCAGCGTCGACTTCTCATTCGAGAACAAGATGCTCTACGGCCAGAATCAATTCCCGGTCGCCGTCGGTCGTGGTAAAGGCAAGGTCGGCGTGAAGGCGAAGTACGGCCAGATCAACGGACTGCAATTCAATAGCATGTTCTTCGGTCAGACCACCTCGGCGAACATCGTCTCAGCGGTGAACGAGGTCGTCGGCAAGGCGATTCCCGCCACTCCGTTCACTCTCACAGCGACTACCACCAACACAGCTACCACGTTCATCATCCCCAACGCTGGTACCTGGTCGCGCGATCTCAGCGTGATCGACGCCAACGGACGTCCGATGGTGCGTGTTGCCTCAGCACCAGCAACCGGTCAGTACACTGTCGCGGCTGGCGTGTATGTATTCGCTGCGGCGGACACCGGCCTCACCGTCTACATCAACTACGAGTACACGGCGACCAACACCGTAGCCAAGCAGTTCACCGTCGTCAACCAAGCGATGGGTTACGCACCGACTTTCATGTGTGTGCTCAACTCAGCTTACGCCGGCGGCTATATGCACATGCGACTGCCGCAGTGCATCAGCAGTAAGTTGTCGTTGGCGTTGAAGAACGACGACTTCACCATCCCGGAACTGGACATCGACGCATTCGCAGATGCCTCAGGCAACGTCGCTCTGATGGGCTTCAGCGAATAACCTTTCATCAACCGTAACACAATCGCAGGAGCAGTGTGATGATCGCAGCAGTAAGTAAGATCAAGGGAATCAGCATCGATATCGGCGGTGAGCAAAGGATTGTCCCGCCGCTATCGCTGCACTCTCTCGAGCAGTTGCTTCCCAGGTTGAACGCATTCAAAGGTGATGCGTCGAACGTGGAAGACATCAGCATCGTTGTAGACTCCACGCACGAAGCGTTGCTTCGCAACTACCCGGAAATCACCCGCGATGAAATCGCTCGTGGTATCGGTCTGGAGAACTTCCTCGAAATCATGGAAGCTGTGATGGACGTATCCGGGCTCAAGCGTCAAAAGCTCGAGGCAAATGAGAAGGGGGAAGTTTAGCCGAGCAGTTTAACATTCCGGATATCGTAGCCCACGTCTCACAATGCACCGGGTGGACGTGGGACTACATCCTGAATAACGTTGATCTGCCTCGGCTGGACGTGTTGAACAAGCATTGGAAGTACAACCCGCCAATTCATCTAATGCTTGCAGCGTATTTTGGAATCGGCGGGAAGAAACCAGTGTCCATGGGCACGGAGGGCGAGGAACAGAACGAAGACCTTGGTAAGCTGCTATCGATGTTCCCTCAAGATCCAATGATACTCCCTAAGGACTAGTCTATGGACAACAATACCGTACAAGTAAAGTTGGAAGCAACCTACGATAACTTTCGTGGAGCGTTGTCTAACGCTAAGCAGTTCCTGAGTGACGTAGTTGGCGGTATGAAGGCTGAGCTCAAGGACATGAGCGACCAAGCCAAGGTGGATGCCAAGAACTATGAAGGAACGATGGAGCAGCTTGGCAACGTCGTCCAGAATAAATTCAAGGGACTCAATTCCACCTTCGAAGGTGTGAAAAAGGCGTGGCTCCAGCTCGGCGTTGCTCTCGAAGCCGGTCACATCATGATGGAGGCGGTGAACGACGCAACGAAGTTCAACACCGAAGCCCAACGTCTCGCCCGCACACTCAACATCACTACCAACGCTGCATCAGGTTTGTCGATTGCCATCGGCGATGTGCACGGTACTACTGATGAGTACGTTGCTGCGGTGAAGGGACTTGATAGTAACCTCAAGAAGAACGAGGAGGGAATGAACTCGATGGGTCTCGTCACACGAGACGCCAACGGCGAGTTACGCAACCAGCAAGATCTCATGACGGACTCCATGACGCTGCTGCGTGAGTACAAGGAAGGCACCGACCGTAACATTGCAGCAACAGCGTTGTTCGGCAAAGGTGTTGACATCTCCAACGAGATGCTGGCCCTGAATGCTGAGAAGATACAAGCTGGTGTGGAGAAAGCCGACTCACTTAATCTTGTAGTCGGCACACAATCTGTCGAAGCAACGAACAAGTATCGTGCTGCGATGAACGATATGAACGACGTGCTTGAGGGACTAAAAGTCACGCTCGGCAATTCGCTTATGCCTGTGCTCACAGACTTCGCCACCTTCTGCTCAGAAAACGGTCCCACGGCAGTGCTTGCGTTGCGCATTGCCATCAATATCCTTACTGCGTTGTTCCGTGGGCTGGCGCTTGCGGTTCGAGTTGTGTGGGAGGTGGTAACACTCGCTTTCAAGAACATGACGGAGAGCGCTAGTTTGTTTGGCGATGTATTCCGGAAGATTATGTCCGGAGACTTTGCCGGAGCCGCAGAAGCGGGTAAACAACTGTTCACGAACTTCGCCACAAATGCGAAGGAGTCGTTTGATAAGATCATGAACGACGCTGCCGACACTGGCGGCAAAGTGGTGGACAGCTTCACCGGCATCCTCAATCCACAAGGCACAGCAGCCAGCGGAGCCAGCGGCAGCAAAGGCTACACCGATCCTGCCGCCGAAAAGGCAGCAGCCAAGGAAGCAGAAGCCGCAGCACGCAAGGCAGCGGCGGAGGCCAAGCGCGCTGCGGAAGAGGCGTATAAGCTGCTTGTTGAACAGTACCAAGCTAAGATGGCGATGTACAAAGGCGACGAGGAAGCGGCGAAGGGACATTGGGACAAGATACTTCAGATTCAGAAAGAAGAACTCGCTGCGACTGTTGCTCTTTACGGTGAGAATTCCCGTGAAGCCGTCGCGATGCGGAACAAGATTCTGCAAACGGAACACGCTGCTGCGTTGGAACATGCAAAGATCGAAGAGCTGAAAACGCAGGCTACTCGTCAAGCAGCATTGGCGCAGATCGATGCGGAAGAATCTGCCATGCAGTTCTCCGTACAGATGGGCGAGACCACCAACGAAGAAATGCTGGCGCAGTCTATTGAGTTCGAGAATCGTCGATACCAGCTCAAGCTCGAAGCAGCGCAGGCCTCTGCAGCATTGATGGCCGATGAGCCTGTTAAGCAACAGGAGATGTACAACCAGATTGAAGAGTTGGAGCAGCAGCACCAACTGCGTCTCCAGGAAATTCGTCAGACGTCTGCGCTTCAGACGGAGACGCTTAGTAAAACGATGTTCGGTTCTTTGCAGAATTCGTTGGCTGCGTCTATCCAGGGTATGCTGACGAAGACGATGAGTTTCCGTCAAGCTACGGCGAATATCCTCAACCAGATGTTGTCTGACTTCATTGCGTTTGAAGCTAAGAAGCTCGCGCTGAAGATAGTCAACTACATCAAAGACAGCGTCATGCACAAGACGAACCTTATCCAAAAGAACATCGCTGAAAAGGCAGCAACAATAAGCTCCGTCGCCAAGTCCGCTGCAATGGCAGGCGCAGCAGGTACAGCCAGCTTTGCTGGTGCCCCGTGGCCAATCGACATCGGCGCTCCTGCGTTCGGCGCTGCCATGTTTGCCGCCAGCATGGCCTATGGCGCAGGCGCAGCAGCGGAGCAAGGGTACGACGTGCCAGTCGGTGTCAACCCCATCACCCAACTCCACCAGAAGGAGATGGTGCTGCCAGCCGCGCAAGCAGACGTAATTCGTGACATGGCTGCTGGAGGCACAAGCAGCGGAGGTGAGGTTCACGTTCACATCGATGCCGTTGACGGAGTTTCTGTTGCGGAATTGTTCCGTCGTCAGCCACAGATCATCAGCGACGCTGTCAAGCGCGCTCATCGTCAAGGTCATCTCGGGAGTACTGATTAATGACTACGACCTTTCCAACACTGGTCGGTCTGGGCTGGAGCATCAAGAAGCGGGTGCTTACATCCACTGCTATCGAGACGTCCGCCAGCGGTTCTGAGTATCGTACGGCTCGGTTCGCTACACCAATATACGAATTCGACCTCACCTTCGGCTATCTGGCGCAGGCAGATGAAGTAGCGGTGGAAGCGTTCTACGTCGCTCGAAACGGTCCGTTCGAATCTTTCAATCTCGCCATCACCAACGACCCCACCAGTCCGTTCCTTGTTCGTTTCAAGGATGATAAAGCGGAGTTCGATCAGATGTTTCACAAAGCCTACCAAAGTAAGATAACATTCAGGACAACCCGATGAAGACCTGCTCTGCTGGTTTTTTGACGATGCTGCAGACATCGAAGAATCTGTACAAAGCGGACCTGTACACCATCACGTACCGCTCAGGCACAACTGTCTATTACACCGACGCAGCAACCGACATCACAGTCAACGGTCACACATACCTTGCGTCACAACCGGGTGTCAATACCATCCCCGGTCTGACGCGTAGTGGTGTGCGTATGGCCGTGGGGCTTGCTGATCAGCCGATGCAGGTAAATATCCTGTACGACGCGACGTCACGCATCAACAGCGTCACACCGGGAGCGTTCGCCAATGCTGGCGGGTTCGATGGCGCAATTATCATCGTCGATAAATTCCTCACGCCATCTCTGAGCGACGTATCACGCGGCACCATCAACCTGTTTACTGGATTGGTGATGGGTGTGGACGTCGGCTCGACTCGTGTATCGTTGGAGTGCGCTACTTCACTGATGTACCTCAACTCATCGTTTCCGCCTAACTTCTTCCTACCCGC